GGTAAAGAAATTAGCTGCGTTAGCATCTATTGATGCTGTAAATGTTGTACCACTTGCCGTTACGGATGCTGAGAAAACGTTACCAGCTGCCGAACCAGTTATTACAATTGAACCAGACAATACAGCAGAACCAGTAAATGGAAATGTAGGTGTAAACACACTACCTGTTATTGCTGAACCAGACACAACATATAATGTGTTAGGGTCTTTAGTTGCCAATGCTGCGTAAGATGCTGAGCTTATTGATACAACGTGCTTCACAACAGGTACTCCACCAAACGAAGGTGAAACGTTATCAACTAATGAGCCTGTGTATGATTGTGATGTAATCAAATAACTTCCAGTTACCGAAATACTTCCAGTCACACCTAAAGAGCCTGTAATTTGTGCTGAACCAGAGAATGGAAATCCTTCGCCAGTTCCACCACCACCACTAAATACTGAACCAGTAACAACGTATAATGTATTTGGGTCAGTTGTATCAGATGCAATTAAACTAGCTAAAGAAGCTGAGCTTAAAGTTACTATATGTTGAACAGGTGGTAAATCATAATAAACATCGTTAACATTGTCAACAAAGCTACCACTTAAACTACCTGATTTTAAATAATTTGAATTATTAATTGATAAAGAACCAGTCAATCCTATTGAACCAGAGAATATAGCTGAACCAGTGTATGGGAATGTTGCTGTACCATCAATACCAGAAGTACCAGATGAGCCACTGCTACCGCTTGAACCCGATGTACCATTAACACCAGATGTTCCATTTATACCACTTGTACCATTAACTCCGCTTGTTCCATCAGCTCCGTTAACACCAGATGAACCAGATGAACCTGAGCTTCCGCTTGAACCTGAAGTTCCATTTATTCCGCTAGTTCCGTCTACGCCGCTTGTACCATCAGCTCCACTACTTCCAGATGAACCTGAAGAACCACTACTACCGGAAGAGCCAGATGTACCATTAACTCCACTCGTTCCATCAATACCAGATGAGCCCGATGAGCCACTACTACCTGAAGAGCCTGATGTTCCATTTACACCGGATGTTCCATTTACGCCTGATGTTCCATCAGCACCGCTTGAACCAGAAGAACCTGATGAGCCTGAGCTTCCGCTTGAACCAGAAGTGCCATCAACCCCAGAAGTTCCATTTACACCGGATGTTCCATTAATTCCACTACTTCCAGAAGAACCACTGCTTCCACTTGAACCTGATGTTCCATCAACACCACTACTTCCAGATGAGCCAGATGAACCTGAGCTTCCGCTTGTCCCATCAACACCCGATGTACCTGATGTACCATTTTCTAATCCTACTGATGTTACTACAAATGAGAAATATGCATCTTCTGTCCAAAATTGTAAATTCTTTGGAGATGCGGTTTCATTTCTAGCATACACCGTTGTAATCATTCTTGATGATGAATTGATTAGTGTTGATGGGAATACCGTATCAATACGTGTTTGAGATGGATTTGATACATCATTCCATCCAACAGGGAATAGAGATGAAGTTAAAAGAGAACCAGAAGGGTTACCATTTACATCAGCTAATTGTAATCCAATTTGAGCTTGTATTGTATCATTTTGAGCAGGTTTTAAAAACTCTAAATAGAATGTTTGCAATCCACCAGGTATTACACTAAATCCTAAAGGTTCGGTAATATAACTTGCTATCAATTGTGATGTACCTGAACCTGAAAGAGATTGAGATACAATATATGGAGTTATTACGTTACCAGGTTCACTTCCTAATTGTCTATATACAGAAGAAGATACTGAACCAGTTATACTACCATTAAAGTAATATGTTCTACCACTTGCCTGTCCATTTTGTCCAGAAGTACCTGATGTACCGCTCGAACCACTACTACCAGATGAGCCACTGCTACCGCTTGAACCCGATGTACCATCCACGCCCGATGTTCCATTAACACCGCTTGAGCCGGATGAACCTGAAGTACCATCTATACCACTACTACCTGAGCTTCCACTACTTCCAGAACTGCCGCTTGAACCGCTTGAACCGGATGAGCCCGATGTTCCATCAACTCCGCTTGTTCCGTTTATTCCTGAGCTTCCTGATGAACCAGAAGAACCGCTAGAGCCATCAACTCCACTTGTTCCATTTATTCCTGATGAACCTGAACTTCCAGATGTACCATCTATTCCAGATGTTCCATTAACACCGGATGAACCAGAACTGCCACTTGAACCGCTCGAACCAGAAGTTCCACTATCACCACTACTTCCAGAAGAACCTGAAGTGCCTGATGAGCCTGAAGTGCCTGATGAGCCTGAGCTTCCGCTTGAACCTGACGTTCCATCTACACCGCTTGTTCCATTTATTCCACTACTTCCAGATGAACCAGAAGTACCTGATGAACCGCTTGAGCCGGATGAACCCGATGAACCGCTTGAGCCACTTGTTCCACTAACACCTGATGTTCCATTAACACCCGATGTACCTGAAGTACCTGATGTTCCGTTAAATACTAAAGAAGATGTTGTTGCTAATTGTGCTCTATTTCCAGCACCACCAACCCACACATATCCTTCAGAAAGAGAAGCTGTAAAAGATTGTTCTACTGAAAGTGAACCTGATACTGAAACTAAACCATGTAATGTTTGTACATCAGTATATTGGTCACCTAATATGTTTGAGCCAGTAGAAAATATTACACTTGCTGTTTCAATTTGTACTAACAATTTAGAAGCAGTAATCGCTCCAGTTACATTTATTGAACCATTAATAGTTTGGTCACCAATGAATGTATTAGAACCTGTTGTAGCATAAGAGCCAGTCTTCAGTTCTAAGAATTGAATTCTACCAGTGTTTGAAGATATATTTGCTTCATCATTAGTCAAACGATTTGAAAGAGATGAAGATAGAGTATTCAATGAAGATGTACTAGCGTATGAACTAGTCACCGCTTGTAAAGAATCTACTTCAGCTTGTAATACATCTATCTCACTAGCTACTGACGAGCTTAAACTATTCAATGAAGATGTACTAGCATAAGAACCAGTTACTGCTTGTAATGAATCTATTTCAGCTTGTGCTGATGCTGTAAAAGCATTTAATGCTGATAAATCAACTGCTGATGCGTTAACATTAATTGTTGCTATACCCGCCGCAACTGATGCGGTAACGGTTGCTCCAACAAAGTTTAATGTTGTGGCTGTTCCTTGTACTGAACCTTCTTCTTGAATTACAACACCACTACCAGACAATACTAAAGCATCTACCTCAGCTTGTAAGCTATCTAAATGGTTTACTATTGAAGCTGAGTCTGTGTTGTATGTACCTTCATCAACCATACTATCAATAATGTCCGTATTCATTTCTCTCAGCTTTTCAGGCGTGATGAATTGTACGTTATTGTTAGGGAAGTTCGTTTGGTTAACCTGCTCTAATTGTGTTTTATTTAATTGAGACATCTCGTATATATTTATATTTTTATATATTTGTTCCTATATCAAACCCTGTACTGAAACCTGTACTGAATGCTCCTCTTCTTTTTGGAGCAGATTGTGTTTGACCAATTGCTTGTTCTATAAGAGCTCCTCCACAACAATCCATTGAGTAGGTATCAGAATCAGGACATAAACATGCTCTCTTCTTATTTTTCGGAGTTGCTTTACCTCTGGTAGGTCCAAAGAACACACCCGAATACTTTCTCATATTTTGTCTATACGCTGGTGTTGGCATAGTTACGATTTTTTATAGATAAGTCCGATTCCTTGTGCTCCCATAGTTTTATCACAACACTTAACCGAGTAGATGTTTTTATTTCTACAAAGACAACCCATTCTGCTTCTCTTACCTGGAGAGGATTTTGAAGCCGTAGGCTCATCTTTTGGACGAGGTGTTGGAGTAGTTTTTAATCTCATATAGGATTACTTTACTACTTTAACAATTTAAAGGTAGAAAGTATGAGAGTTAAGCATTCATCTTCTTCATCGCATGTTTGTGTAACAATTCCTCTACTTGCATCTTATCAGCCTCATAAGCTAAAAATAATAAACACTTTTCTAATGGCTCTTTTACAACCTCATCTATTTTGAGGAGACTCCCTCCAGCCAATTGGAGAATGGCAGAGTAGTTTCTCCACTTTTTAGCAAAATTGATTTGAGCCGGTATGGTATCTCCGGATATTCCCCCTTCAAAGATTTCAGGATATCTTTCTGCAAGTCCGATAGCAAATTGATTAAAAAAAAAAGCGTACCAAAGTGTACGTCCATACCCACATTTTTAAATTTCTCTGGATATAGTACACCATCGTATGGTTTGATATCGTATAGTGCTCCTTTCTTAGATGTTACAGGCCTGTATAGTATAGACATGATTTCAGCCCACTTATCATTAATTTCTAATGTTTCGTATTTTGAGATGTCCACATAAGCACCATATGCCATTTGTGATAGATTAGGTTCGAATCCATATTCTTCACCATCTATTGTAATAAATCTTCTTAGGGCTCCTTCTGCTTTAGAAAAGAAACCAGCTAAATCCTTTTTAATACTAATGTATGTATCCACATCTAATTGTTGTAGATACTCCAATGGTAGTTTACACAAGTGATGAAATAAAACAGCATCAATAGCTTCAGGCTCATCTTTGTATATTTCCATATCTTTACGAAGAGCTAGATATTGTTCTAATGATACTGCACTCCAATCATTTGGAACTACAATCTTTATTTCTTTTTTCATATTACTTTTCTTTTATATAGCTTTACATATCCATCATCTACTCCGTTACCTTCTGAAAATCTTTCATCATGCGTTTCGTTGATTTTATCTACTATGTTTATTCCTCTATCATCGTGAGTGAATAGTTCGTTTTCAAGCTTAATGAAAACCCATTGATATGGTGTGAAGTCCGTTTTCCATACTCCTTCCCAATTGTTTGAATTTACTATCATATTTTATCTGATTTTGTTATTATTGATACTTTCCCGTCAGGCACTGCATACATTTCAGGGTTTGTTAAGTCCATTGTTTGTAATGGAACTGATTCTATGTTTATAGTGTTTGCTCTTTCCATTAATATGTTTTGTAATTTAGCATTTAATGCGTTTCTTTGTTGCACCGTTGCCAATAGTCCAGCTTTAGCTTCTCTTAATTGTTCTAATAGTTGTCTATTCATATTTTCGGTTATAGCAACGTATCTTGCCATTTCCAAGAAGTCCTGTTGTGTTAAGTTTTCTAAATCTACTTGTTGATTATCCATATTGTTTGTTTTATCTTACTCTAATCACGTACTTTCCTACTGAAGTGGCTTTGTTACTTAATCTCATCATTGCTGCGTATCTTGCTGCGTCAACTAAGTGGTCCAATCCCGATTCCGGTCTATCCGTAACGTGTTGATGTTTATCCACGGCCCATTGGTACGAATAAAATTCATTGATTAAATTTGTACATGTGCGTGGTATGTGTATTTTATAATTCTGAAGAACTTGTATTCCAAAACTAATACTATCTCTACC